CAACTTGACGGCGCAATCATGGGTAAAGCTGGTGGAACTGCTGGGTTTTACGGTGCTACTCCAACAACTAAGCCTGCGGCCAACACTGCTGCCTTAACTACAATCACGTCTACTGCACCTGGTACGCCAGACTTTGCAATTCAAGACTTGACTCAAACAACCCCATTTGGTTTTGTTACCAAAGATGAGGGTAATTCAGTGTTGTCGGTGATTGCAAATTTGCAAGCCCGCGTAACGCAATTAGAAACTAAACTTCAAACTCTTGGTTTGTTGTCTTAAACCAAATAGGGGCCTAAACCGCCCCTTCTTTATATGATTTATCTTCAACATGAAATTCACGGTCGAAAAATAGCTTACATAGAAATGGAAGCTGAGTTCGATGAAAAAAATGGCTGGGTGCGATATACTTTAGACACGCCTGTTGAGGCGGCTCCTGTCGCAAACGAACTGGAAGTTAAACGTCGTCGTGGCCGACCCAGTTTAGAGGCGGCAGAACAAGGAGCGTAACATGGCCATTTACACCGCTGGCGATCAGATCAATAGAGCATTGAGATTGCTCGGCGTATTGGCTGAAGGTGAGACACCTTCCGCATCTGTGTCCCAAGACGCGCTGATGGCGCTGAACCAGATGATCGACTCTTGGAATACCGAGCGTCTTTCTGTATTCTGTACCCAAGACCAAATATTTACTTGGCCTGCCGGCGAAATTAAACGCACACTAGGCCCCTCGGGCAACTTTGCAGGCTTGCGCCCAGTTTTGCTGGACGACGCCACCTACTACCGTGACCCAGGCACCAACGTGTCTTTCGGTATCAAGTTCATCAATCAACAACAGTACAACGGCATTGCGGTTAAAACCGTGACGTCTACTTATCCACAGGTCATTTTTGTCAACATGACCTACCCTGATGTTGAAATGTATATCTACCCACGGCCCACACGGGACTTGGAATGGCACTTTATATCAGTTCAAGAGCTGACCCAGCCTGCTAACTTGGCGACCAACATCCTGTTCCCACCAGGCTATTTGCGGGCATTTGTCTACAACTTGGCAACGGAATTTGCCCCTGAGTTTGGCGTGGAGCCAAGCCCCCAAGTGCAGCGCATCGCCATGACCAGCAAGCGCAACTTGAAGCGCATCAACAATCCTGACGATGTGATGTCGATGCCCTACGCCATTGTGGCCACACGTCAGCGGTTCAACATCTACGCTGGGAACTACTGATGAAGACGCCGATTCTTGGGTCGGCCTATGTTGCTCGCAGTATCAACGCTGCCGACAACCGCATGGTCAATCTGTTTCCAGAGGTCATTCCAGAGGGCGGCAAAGAGCCTGGCTTTCTGAACCGTGCCCCTGGCCTCAACTTTTTGCAAACCGTGGGTACAGGCCCAATCCGCGCCTTGTGGGCACACCAGACCAACGGCAGCGACTTCTACGTTGTGTCTGGCAATGGTTTTTACAAGCTGACTGGTTTGACCGCCACACCCACGCTGCTTGGCACCGTGTCGGGCACTGGCCCCGTGTCTATTGCCGACAACGGTACGCAGATCTTTTTGGCTTGCAACCCTGACGGCTACATCTACAACGAAGTCACCAACGTATTTGCCCAGATCACCGATCCTGATTTTGCAGGTGCCGTGACGGTGGCGTACCTTGACGGCTACTTTGTCTTCAACCAACCCAACAGCCAAATTATTTGGGTGTCGCAATTGTTGGACGGCACTTCAGTCGATCCACTGGATTTTGCCAGCGCCGAAGGCTCGCCTGACGGCGTGGTAGGCATCATTGCCGACCACCGTGAGCTGTGGGTGTTTGGAACTGATTCGGTCGAAGTCTGGTACGACTCTGGCGCGGCTGATTTCCCTCTAACCCGCATCCAAGGCGCGTTCAACGAAATTGGCTGTGTGTCACCGTACACAATCGCCAAAATGGACAACGGCCTGTTTTGGCTGGGCACAGACGCCCGTGGCCAAGGCATTGTTTACCGCGCAAATGGTTACACCGGCACCCGTATTTCCACCCACGCTATTGAGTACGCCATTGCCCAGTACGGCAACATCTCAGACGCCATCGCCTACACATACCAGCAAGAAGGCCATGCTTTCTATGTGCTGACGTTCCCAAGCGGCAACGCCACATGGGTTTACGACGTGTCTACCCAAGCCTGGCATGAGCGAGCTGGCTGGGACAACGGCGAATTCACCCGCCACCGCAGCAACTGCCAGTGCAACTTTGGCGGCAACATCATCGTCGGCGACTTTGAGAATGGCAACATTTACACGTTTGACTTGGATGTGTACGCCGACAACGGCGACATTCAAAAATGGTTGCGGAGCTGGCGAGCGTTGCCAACCGGCCAAAACAACCTTAAGCGCACAGCGCACCACAGCCTGCAATTGGATTGCGAGGCAGGCGTTGGCTTAAATACCGGCCAAGGTTCTGACCCCCAAGTCATGCTGCGCTGGTCGGATGACGGCGGTCACACTTGGTCAAACGAGCATTGGTCACCGCTTGGCAAGATTGGCGCGTATGGCCAGCGAACCTTTTGGCGCAGGCTTGGCATGACGCTCAAGCTGCGCGACCGTGTGTATGAGCTTTCAGGCACTGACCCTAACAAAATAGCCATCATGGGGGCTGAATTGATCATAAGCCCGACCAATGCCTGATTATGGCCACCAGTCCAAACGCCACCCAAATCACGCCCCCACGGGTAGCGCTTATTGACGAGCGCACTGGGGCGGTGTCACGCGAGTGGTATCGGTGGTTCTACAGTCTGTACAACATTGTTGGAACAGGCACTGGCATTATTCCCGTTGCCAGCGGCGGTACAGGGTTATCCACTATTCCAACCAACGGCCAACTGCTGATTGGTAATGGCACAGGGTATACCCTAAACACACTTGCAGTCGGTGCGGGCATTTCGGTTACCAATGGTTTGGGTACCATTACGCTGGGCAACACTGGCGTGCTGTCATTCTCAGGTGGTACAACCGGCCTGACGCCTGCTACGGCCACCACAGGCGCTATCACCCTTGCAGGCACCTTGGCTATTGCCAATGGTGGCACAAATGGTTCTGCGACGCCTACAACCAATGGCGTTGCCTATGGTACGGGTACGGCGTATGCGTTTACTGCTGCGGGTACAACTGGCCAAGTATTGACGGCTACCACGAGCGGCGCACCTACTTGGGCAACGCCAGCGGGTGTCGCCGCACCCGTTATTAAGACTGCCAACTTCACCGTTGCGGACACTGATGTTTGGCTAATTAACAACAAGTCTGGCTCAACCTGTACTGTGACTTTGCCAACAGCGTCTAGCTGGACAGGTCGGGTCTTGCGGTTTCAGAACTACCAAGTCCAAGCGGTTGTGTCAGCATCGTCCAACGTGGTGCCCTTGACCGGTGGGGCAGCGGGTACGTCCATCCTGTTGGCCAGCTCTGGCGACTCGGCCACACTGGTGTCTGACGGGTCGAACTGGCTGATGACACAATACATACCTAACAACATTCTTCTTTTGGAATAATTGATGATCCACCACCACTTCAGCGCAGGTGTGTACGCCAAAGAAACCCGCATCCCAGCAGGGTACGTTTTGGTGCAACACGCCCACAAACACGACCATCTGTCCATCTTGGCTAGCGGGTCAGTTGAGATGGTTGTGGATGGGGTCAAATCGGTTGTTGAAGCTCCCGCTTGCTTGGCTATTGCCGCAGGCAAGCATCACGGCATAAAATCGCTCACAGACGTGGTTTGGTATTGCGTACACGCCACCGATTGCACCGATGAAGACGAGATTGATGAAGTGCTGATTGTGCCTGGCAATGTTGACCAAGCACGTAATATTGCTCATTGTTTGAGCGAAGGAGTTTGATATGCCTTGGATGATCCCCGTTGCAATTATTGGTAGTTCAATTTTAAGTAGCAAATCGGCAGAAAAAGCCGCAGGTGTTCAAGCGGGCGCAGCAGACCGTTCCGCAGAATTGCAATATAAGATGTACCAAGAAGACGTAGAACGGCAAAAGCCTTTCTACAATGTCGGCGTCAACGCGCTGCCGGAATTGGTCAAAGCGTCTAGGTACACAAATTTTGGTATGGATCAATTTCAAGCTGACCCAGGCTATGCTTTTCGATTAAAAGAAGGCCAAAAAGCACTTGATCGTCAAGCTGCCGCCCGTGGCGGTCTGATTTCTGGCGGCGCTTTAAAAGCTGCACAACGCTATGGCCAAGAAATGGGCAGTCAAGAATACATGAACGCCTTTAATCGTTATCAGACTGAACGCGCAGCACGTTTGAACCCGTTG